GGTGACCAGTTTGGTGAAGGTTTATCGATAAGACTTTCTTCTACTAAATTAGAGGTAATGGTAAATAACCAAATGCATACATTCCTGCATAATATGATTTTAAGTTCAGATGAATGGTATGGCTTAGTTATTAATATGTCAAATACGTTCCGTGAACTTTCAGTAAACATTTACCACTTAGACGAGTCTAATAACAGGAACAGGCCGCAAGATGCTACAAATAATTTAGAACTTCAATTTACTGAAACTAGGTCAGTTACTCAAGCATTTATCTGGGACCTTGATAGACCGTATAGACTTAAAGGTGGTATGCTTAAACTTACGAATATTAGACTTTGGAAAAAGACTATCGAAGAAGAACAACATAGCAATATTTTAAACCAATCACTAGTTAGAGATGCTCACCTGGCACTTTTAATTGACAACGCAATACCATCACTTTCATACCAAAGGTACCGTAACGCAAGGTAACTTTATTTAAACAGTATATTAAATGTGTTGCGTTATCCGCGATATATATAATATCATACTAACAGATTATATTTATGGCTAATAATGAAAAGAACATTCGTTCAAAAGCGGACGAAATTAGAAGTGAATTAGATAGCCTTATTGGCGGTGATGATTCTTTAGAAGGTATTGAGGTTGACCCAAAGTTACCGGTAGCTTCAGAACATTATGAACCTTTTGATTACGCAGTAGTTAAAGGAAATTCCGATAAGCAAGCAAAAAAGACTATAGATTCTTTAATGCGTTTTTACTTAGACGCAGATATTATAGAACACGACGAATATGTTCAAGCTAAAAAGAGAATGGACGAAATGACCATGAGCTCTCTAGTTTATCAACTTCAAGCTGGTGAACGCGCTTTAACAACACTGTTAGAAACTATCGAAAACGGTGAATTAGCACCGAGGATGTTCGAGGTTCTAGCAACTCTTCAAAAATCAATGTTAGATATTATCAAATCTCAAACAATGTATTTGATGGCAACCGAAGAATCGGTTAAGCGTATTGCTAGAGATGCTGAACTTTATAAAGAACGCACTAACAAACAAATCACAGATACTGCCACGGGTGGAAATAACGATGGTGGTAACGTCCAAAGAGGCACAAGAGACCTGATGTCTAAGATTAGAGCAGGTATTGATAACGACATCCAGGACGTTGAAATTGAAGACAACGAATAATGTCAGATTACACAGGAGATAATAAATGGATACCTAAGTCAGAAACTGACGCAATGGCTGAAAAGCTAGTATGGTCTACTAAATCGGTTAACGACCTTGTTCTTGCAATGGACCAGGGTTATCGACCTAAAGTGGCTTTGCCTTTTTATGAAGGTAAACAGTTTTTACGTAAAGGTAATATTGTTTTTGAATACACTGATGAAGAAATTGCTGAGTTAGCAAAATGTGCCAATGATATTGTTTATTTTGCACAGACATATGCTGTTGTAATGACTGACGAGGGTGTTCAGCAGGTTGAGTTGCGCGATTACCAAAAGCAATTGCTTAGAGATTTTCAACACAATAGGTTTAATGTTGTATTGGCGTCTAGGCAGATGGGTAAAACCGTAACAGCTTCTATCTTTAACGCATGGTATTTAACGTTTAACTTTGATAAGACGACACTTTTACTAGCTAACAAGTCAGATTCAACTAAAGAAATTATTGATAAGGCTAAAGTTGTAGTTGAGAATCTGCCGTTTTATATGAAGCCGGGTATTCTTAAGTATGACGTCATGAACGTTAGGGCTGATAATGGCTGTCGTTTAGTCGGTCAATCAACTACTGCAAAGTCAGGTATTGGTTTTACAATTCACAATTTGTATCTTGATGAGTTTGCTCACGTTCACCCAACGATTGTGGATTCATTCTATGAAAACGTTTATCCAACACTCTCAGCTTCTAAAGTATCTCGTATTAATATTACTTCAACGCCTAACGGGTTTAACAAGTTTTATGAAATATATTCGGATGCAGAACGTGGTCAAAATGCATACAAACCAACTAGAATCGATTGGTGGCAACACCCAGATAGAAACGATGATTGGTATGTAAGAGAGCTTGGTAATTTAGGTTCGGAAGATGCATTTAATAGACAATATGGTAACGAGTTTGTAAGCTCTTCAAATTTATTATTTAGTCCAGCTACAATGAAAAAGTTTCGTAAGAACATAAAAAATTATGTACATTACGATTTAGAAGACTTTGAAAACATTCATATGGATTTAAAGGACCATTTGTTCTTTAGCCCGGAGTTTAATCCAGAAGACGCGAAAGAAGGTGGTAAATATTACACTTTCTCTATTGATATTGCCGAGGGTAACGGTGGTGATTATTCTGTAATTAACATGTTTGAAGTTGTACCTATGGAGGAGAGACACATGGAACTATTAAACAATCCAGGTGCAATGTATGACTTTTTTAAGTTAAGACAAATAGGTATTTTTAGGTCAAATGAACATGTTATTGAAGACTTTGCTAAAATTCTTTATACATTATCTGTTGATGTTTTTGATTCGGAAAACGTTAAGCTTATTATAGAATACAATACATACGGCTCCGTGCTTATAAAATATCTACAAACAGTTTTTCCAAGAAGAAATGACTTTGATGAGGAGATGATTGTAAGATTTAAGCACCGTCACGATGCCAGAACTTTAAAGCCTGGTATCAGGGTAAAATCCGATAACAAACCGGTTATGTGTCAGAATCTTAAAAAGTTAGCTGAAAATAACAAAATAGAATTTGATGAAAAGACAACAGTTGACGAGTCATCAATGTTTGGTACATTATCCAATGGTTCATACGGTGGTCAACACGGTAACGATGATGTTATTATGACGTGTGTTACGGTTGGTGAGTTTTTTCAAACCACTGATTATGCTGATATGATTGAAGAATTATTAGATGTCATAGATGAAGAATTGTACGAAAAAATGGAAGCTATCCTTTATAAAGATTTTGAAGGAGATGGTGCTTTACAATTTGACATTTATGACATTATATAGATAATGATTGAGATATATATAAAAAATAAAAAATATAGTTATACATCATGGCACTAAGTCCACAACTATTACAATTTAAAAGTTCAGGTGTTTATAGACTAGAATTTGACAAGTCGCAATCTGCTAATATTCCAGCAGAAACTTTAAGACTTGTTGTAGGTCACTCTAAGAAAGGTCCTTACAATTCTCCAGTTTTAGTAAGCACTGTTGAGCAATTTATTGAGGTTTTCGGTTCAATCGACAAAAACCTAGAAAAAAGAGGGATGTTCTTCCACAGGTCAGCACTTGCTGCTCTAACAAGAGGTCCAATCCTAGCACTAAATGTAGCTTCTTTTGATAATTTAGATACAATTGACTATGCTGCACTTGTTACAGCGGGTTCAGACGCAGCTGCGGTTGCACAATTGGGTGATTCATCATATGCTAACTACTTTAATACAGAAAAATTCTGGTCTCCTTCTGATGAGGCTTTAAATTCTGTAGTAGGTACATTTGAAGATAATATCTTAAGATTTGCTAATATTAAACAAGATAACATCACAGTTATCGTAAGACAAGCACAAGACGTTAGGTCTTTCAACATTCTAGCAAGAGACTGGTATGGTGAGGGTGACGTACCAGCATACTTAAATGCATTCGATTATATGTCAGACTTTATGGTTGACGTATTTGTATTTAAAGGTGGTTTTGAAGCTACTGCAATGGCAACTGACCCGGTTTATGGCGAGTTCTTTGACGCTTCTGGTCTTAAAAAAGAAAAACTAGATGAGTTTGCTGCGTTAAGACAAGTAACTCTACTAGCAAAGTACACAGGTTCTGTACTTCCTAACTTTATCGATAAAGAAGGTAACAATCTTTACATTGAAACTATTATCAACTCTGAAGCTAGAAGAACAGGTTTATTCTGTGCAATTAACGAAGAAGCTGTTCTACAAGATTTAGACCCAGTCGTAAGAGTTAACAAAGCAGACCTAGTAGGTCATGCATACGGAGCTGGTGTTTCACACGAACTTCTTTCTTACAACCTAGGTGCTGATGAAAGGTCTTATGACTTAGATGCATACCTATCGTACAATAAGTCTACGGGTAACACACAGTTTGTAGAATTTATTGCATCTAACGGTTTAGGTGAATTAGATTTAGCTGCTGGTGATTACATTCTAGCTCAAGAAAATGGTAGAATGGTTAAAGTTCTAAGAATTTCTAAAGAAACATTAGGTTATGATGTTATTTACAGAGTATTTACTTCGGGTGAAGCTGCAGCAACTTCAGACTTTAAAGGTTACAAATCATTTGAAACTGCAGAATCTAACTACGTTACTTTTGTATTAGAAGGTGCTAATATTGCAGACCAAACTATTTCAGATTGTTTAAATGCAGTTACATTAGGTTCTGGTCTAGCTAACTCATTAGTAGATAAAGATGCTATTGACTTTAGATATATTGTTGATACATTTGCTTCTTACGATAATGGTTCACTATTAAACAAAGTACAGCTTTCAGGTTTAGCTAAAGCAAGACAAAATGCGTCAGCTATCTTAAATGCTCCATTTATCTCTGAATTTAAGAAGTCAACTAACCCTTCTTTCACAGATGCTAATGGTGCTTTTGATATCAACTTTATCGCTACAGGTGGTAACTTAGATAAAAACCCAACAGCTCTATTTACACTACCGGGTATTAACGATGGTGCAAACTATGCGTTTTATTACACTGCACTAGTTGCAAGAGAAAACAATAAAGATATTATTGTTCCTTCAGCAGGTTACGTGTCTAACAACTTTATTGATAAGTATATTTCTTCTTCACCGTGGTCAATTGTTGCGGGTCCAAGAAGAGGTGTTATTTCAGGAGCTGGTGTTGTAGGTGCAGAATATGCATTTGACAAATCAGACAGAGACGTACTTGAGCCGTTTGGAATCAACCCAATTGTATTCCAAAGAGGTGCTGGTCTAACTATCCTAGGTAATAAAACAGCACAACAGTCTGTACAGTCGGCGCTTTCGTCTGCTCACGTAAGAGAGGTTCTGATTTACATCCAAGACGGTTTAGCAGCTATCTTAAAGGATTACGTATTTGAGTTTAACACTCCACAAACAAGACTTGAAATTAAAACTCTAGCAGATTCATTTATGGAATCAGTTAAAGCTGATGCTGGTGTATACGAATTCAAGAATGTGATTGACACTACAAATAATACAAATGAAGTAATTGATGCAAACATCGGTATCCTAGATACTTTTGTTGAGCCAGTTAAAGGTCTAGAGATTGTTGTTCAAAGAACAACGGTTCTAAACACTGGTGAAATTGCGTCAGGTAACTTTAGTTAATCAGATATATAAAAAAAGATTATAGAAGATATGCCACTTCCACATTATTCACAAGACCAAACAAGCAGAAAAGGTAGAAACTTTGAACCAGTACAACAGTCACTATTCGAAGTAACTATTCTTCCACCTGCTGGTGTTCAAGGTGCTAATATGCTATTACAACAAGTAAATTCGATTTCTGGTATGGAAATCAATAAAGCGATAGGTACTCAAGAACAAAAATTTAAATTTGTTACTCGTTCATTTGCTTCTCAACCAGAAAGCACTGCAATTGATTTAGCAGTTAACTTTTCACTTAACTTAAATGACGCTAACGAAGCATACGTTTATAAGACACTAAAAGATTGGTACAACCAAATCTATAACGCCAACACTGGTGAAATGGGTCTTAAAAAAGATTACGTAGGTACAATTATCGTTACGCAATTTAATAGAAAAGGTGATATTTTTAGAACAGTAACTCTTGAAGATTGTTTCATTTCATCAGGTCTTCCATTCCTAGAAGGCGGCGACTATTCTGACGCTGCTCCACAAGTTATGGATGTAACTTGGAGATGTGATAACTTCAAAGAAGAACTAGCGTAACAAATATTAATTTATTTTAATTGAGAGCAGGTTACAACCTGCTCTCTTTTTAACCCTTAAAAAGTTATTATAATACTATCATAATATGAGCCATAAGCTAACAAATAAATTGCAGGTTTTACTTTCCGAAGAGGAGGTATCCACCTTAAATAGAATTATTTTAAATGATGCTATTCAAAACGGAAAAAGACCGATTTCAATGTCGGCATTTATTAGAGAATTAATCAGAGCTGAAATAGAATCAAGAGACGAAGAAGAAAAAGTATTCGGTAAAGAAAAACTAAAACAGCTTAAAAAGAAATAACAAATGGAAGAAAACACTAAAGACCCATACCAAAGTATGGTAGAAGGTAAAGATCAGGAAATTATTAACGAAGTAAAGAAAAACGGATTGGGTAAAGCTTCTATGGCTAGATTCCAAAACGAAACCTTAGATTCAGACCTACATTTAGGCTGGGTCCAACTTAACTTAAATGAGTTACCATCACACGGTAAATTTTATCCAACGGATGCTGTACTTAAAATTAGGTCAGCTAAAGTAGCGGAAATTAGAGCATTTTCTATAATGGATGAAGGGAATCTTATAGATATTGAGTTTAATCTTAATGCTATTGTTAAGGGGTGTACTCAGTTTAAGTCAGGTACTAAAATGTTGTCTTATAAAGACATCCTAGAAGAGGATAGAATCTTTTTAATTCTTTCAATTAGAGACCTAACATTTCCAGAGCCAGAGAATAAGTTAATGCTTAAAGGTCAAGATTCAAATGGTGAATCATTTGACGTCGAGCTGAGCACTAAATACTTTGACACAGAGGAAGTCCCTGCTGAAATTGAGCAGTACTATGATTCTGAGAAAAGAACTTACGTAGTGCAGACTAAATCAGCCGGTGAGGTTATTATTGCGCCACCTAGCATTGGAGTCATGGAAGAGATTACTAAATTCATGCAATCTCGTCAATCTGAGCGTAAAACATGGGATGCTTCTTTTATTCAAATTGCAGCGTATTTGGTACAAGACTGGAGGGGTTTCAATTCTAAAAGCATCTTTGAAATGGAAGTTGAATTTCAAGGTTGGTCTGAAAGAAAGTATATGGTAATCTATAGACTTGCTGAAAAAATGAAAATTGGAGTTAAATCTAATCTAGTAGTTGATCGACAAGGCGAGGAGGTCCTTGTCCCGCTTGACTTTCCAGGTGGAATCAAAAGTCTTTTCATTATTTCAGATCTCTCTTCAGAATTACTTTAAGACGAAGTTTTATTTGATGCATCATTTAAGGATTCAGCCTTCAGAAGTGGAGGCGCTTCCTTATTATGAGTATCACTATATTGTCAAAGAACTTTCTGCAATGTTAAAAGAACAACAGAAGGGTAATGAAAATCAAAACGAGCAAATGAATGACCAAATGGCAAATATGAAGTCTAATCAACCTAAAATGCCAACTATGGGTAACATGAAGATGCCAAAGATTACAATGCCAAAACTTTGATATATAAACTAAATTACTATTAGTATTAATGGCCGCATTTTTTAAATCCGCATTTGAAAAGCTTTCCTTACAAAATCAAGAAAGTATTGTAGAAGCTACGGAATACACAGCGTATCAGGTAAGCCCACAAGGTGACCTGTTCGGTATTTTCGTGGAGATGCGTAATTATCTTAAGGCTATTGCAGCAGGTGGTGTTACTAAACTTAGAGTTGACAAGAGATCAGCTAAAGCTTTAGGCACAGCAGTTCAAGGTATTGGTGCAGGTATTAAACTTATTGCGGAAGCAATGGATATAATGCCAGATGGTAAAGAGTCTGAAAGAAAGATGAATGCCATTGTCACGGGTATAGATGCTATGAAAGAATTAGGTGGTGCTATTCTTAAATTTGCGGGCATGCTGGCCCTTTCATTACCATTACTTATATTAGGTATACCTGCTTTAATGTTAGCAGTGCCTATGGTATTGGCTATAGGTGGTGTGTTCTATCTTTTAGGTAAAATGAACATCACTAAAGAAATTAAGGAAGTTGCAACAGGGTTGGTTATTGCTGGTTTAGCTTTTGTAGCTTTAGCGGGTGGTTTAGTTTTAGCTGAAATGATATTAAATGAAGGTGAAACATCACCATGGGAAACCATTAAGGTTGTTAGTGGTTTTATTCTTGCAACAGCATTGATATTTGCAGTCGCGGGTTTATTTGAAGGTATGATTAAAAAAGGCGCTCTAGCCATGTTACTTTCAGCTGTACCTATTTTAGTACTTGCATATTCAATGTCTATTTTCACAGAAGCCGTACCTCCAACAGCAGAGGGATGGATATCTATAGCACAAATAGGTGCCCTTGTAACCGGTTTAGGTTTATTAATGGCCGGTGCTGGTGCCGCATCTGCGTTTATCATACCGGGTGCTGCAGCTATGGTTTTAGCCGGAGGTGCTTTAATAGCAATAGCATTCGGTCTTTCTAAAATGGCTGAGGTTATGAAGCCTGGAGAACTTGATCATTTATTTGCAGATTCAGGTCATGCCACAAAAGGTGTAACTGTAATGGGTATTACTATTATTAAAGGCGGTGTAGCAATGTCAAACTTGGAATGGGCACTTCTTTCAATTGCTCGTTCATTTATGTTACCACCTCTTGCTATTGCGGGAATGTATGCAGGTGCACCAGCGTTGATTATGTCGGGGTTGGCATTAGTTTCAATTGCAAAAGGTATTGAAAAGTTTCAAGCACTTGATATTGATTATGATGTACTACCAGCTCAAATAGCTAACACTACAAATGTATTAGCTGAAGAGTTTGCTAAAATAGGTACGAAATATCCAGGTGGTGGTGCAGGATTTATAGGCGCATTAATTGGTTCAGGTGGGGGTACATCGGAAGTTGCTCAAGGTATTTCAGCTGTATCAGGTATGGGCCGTGCCCTAGCTGGTATAGCATATGGTGTTCAAAATATGGCAATGCTTAAATTTCCAACAGCTTGGGATAAAAATGGAAATCCAACTAAATTTAGAAGCTTGACTCCAGCTGATTTTGAAAATGTAAAAACCAATACCCAGGATATTGTAGAAGCACTAACAGGTACATTTGCGGCAATAGGCAACAATCCAGATGCTGAAAAATCCTGGTTCTTGGGAAAATCTAAAATAACTAAAGGTATTTCTATTGTTGATAAGATGATGGCACCTCTTAGTAAGCTGTCTGAATTTATCAGTACATTTGGTAAACAAGATGTAACACTTAAAGATGCTGATGTAGCTTTAAAGAATATTGCCGGTTCAATGGGAACATGGACAGATTCTATTAATGACCTCGACCTTGAAAAAGTCACAGAGGTTAGAAAGCTTTATGAAGGATTAGCCACATTAACTTCAAATGGTTCAACTGTATTTGATGATATGACAGAATCAATGATTGCCGCTATTAATACGCTAGTAGAAAAGCTAACTGAATTCGCGGGAGAAGTTAAAAACACAGCAGTGTCCAGTACTACTACAGGAACAACTTCAACAGCTGGTCCAGTACAAGGTCCAGTACCGGTTAATCAAGTTAATGATAATTCTGAACTAGTTGCAGCGATTCGAAACCTTCAAATGGCTATGTCGGGTACCTTACCTGTTTACGTAACAAACCAAGAAGGTCTTTAAACGTTATTTTACCCTCAGGCATAAAACCATATCTTATACGCTGAAAAGGGGCGTTTGGTTTCATTTACCTTAGAAAATAATTAAAAAAGATTAAAAGAAACAAAACAGAATAGTTCCATATAATAGTTGTTAAAAGAAATAATTATGGTTACAGTTCAACGCAACGATTACAATTCATCAACAGTAAAGTCAAGCTCATACAATTACGAGCACATGATACTTACAGTTCACTTTTCACATGCTACTTATATTTATTCAAACGTAACAGTAGAAGACTATAACAAGTTTGCTACTGCTAAATCACAGGGTATTGCTCTTAATGAATTTATTAAAGGTAAGTATACTTTTGAAAAAGTAAATGAAGTAAAAAAAGTTGAGAATATATAAAACTCAATTGAAACAAACTCCTCGTTTAGAGTATAAATAAACGAATATAAGTTCTTTGTTTTTTTGATTACACATTAATAGAAAGTTTCGGCTTTCGGCTGCGGATGTGTTGAAATTGGTAGACAAGCTGGTTTTAGGCACCAGTGCTTTACGGCGTGAAGGTTCGAGTCCTTTCATCCGCACA